TCTTATGTTTGGTTGGATGATAAAACCGAAGATGTTTCTTGAGGGTCTTTGTACCCTCTTTTTTTATAAATAAAACTATAAAGAACTAAAAAAGAAAAAATGTCAAGAATTACCGGTAGTGAAGTTGCTAGTTTGATGGAGGCATATAGTGCTGTATATGCTCCTCAAGAACTTACTGAAGAACAAATCTGGGAAGAAGTTGAGAACTGGGTCAACTCACTTCTAGAAGAGGGTTATGACCTGAGTGAGTATACCTGGGAAGAGATGTATGAGAATTATATTCAAGAACTTACTAATCCAATTAATGATCTTTGGAGTAATCGTGGAAGAATTGCATCTGCTGCTAAGGGTGCATATTCTGGGACTATGCGTGGAGCAAACGCCGCTGTTAGTCAACTAGGAACCTCTGCTACAAATACTGCTAAAGCAGTAAGAAGTGCTGTTACTTCACCAAGAACTGCGGCAGCTGTGGGTGGTTTTGGTTCTGGGGGACTTGTTGGTGCTATATCTGGAGCACTTGGCGCTAAAGGTTCTAATCCCAAATCACAACAAAGTCAATCAGGTTCGGAAAGACAGGGACCTCCTGTCCCAGATAGACTTAACAGACAACCACTAGATCCAGGCAGATTTGATAGAGAAAAAGCAAGATTGAGAAACGTTGGTAATCCTACCGGCGATAATAAACCACCTACCGGCGATAATAAACCACCTACTGCTCCTGCTGCTCCTGCCGCTACTAGACCTGCAGCACCAAAAGTTGCTCCAACAAAACCAGCAGCACCAGCACAAACTGGTGATAAGGCAAAGGATATGGCAACCTGGGCATCAACTCCAGCAAATAAAGGTCTTGCCGCTGCCGCTGCCGAAAGAGCAAGAACAAGAGGAACTAGTTCTACAACTAATCCTCTTATGCAGGATATGAAGTCCAGACTTCCTGCAGCTGCCGCTAAAGTTTCTCCAACACCTGCTCCTGTCCGTAGTGGTTTTGGAGTTTCTTCTGCTCCAATTGCCGCTAAAGCAAGTGTATCCAACGTAACGGCACCTGAAGTTAAAGCATCTAACAAGCTTGCAGCAGCACCAAAACTTCCTTCCGTAGCACCAACAAGAGCACCAATACGCCAAATGCAAACTCAATCATACGAATATGATGCCTATGACGTTGTTCTAGAGTATCTCCTCTCACAGGGGCACGCAGAGACCGTAGAGGAAGCACATTATGTGATGATGGAAATGGATGCCGAAACTATTGGAAGTATTGTTGAAGCGGGAGAAAATATTGGACCAGAACCAAAAACAGTTGGTGGTAGAGAGCGTCCCGGAGTTCCTGATGAAACTTATGAGCAAAGACGAAAGCGTCTGCTTCCATCTTCACAAGTAAAAGACGCTTGAGTTTATTTGATTAATTATATAATACTTTAAGGGGGCTTGACAAGTCCCCTTTTTTATTGCTAGACTAGGTTTGTCTCCGTTGAAGGATAAATAATAGCTCTTTAAGATTACTCAATGAGCTATGAGAACCCTTGGAAATATAATGGAGAAATTTTTGAGTCTCATCATATTGAAGATTACTTTGGTTTTGTATATCTCATATCTTGCCGTGAAACTGGTCGCAGATATGTGGGTAGGAAATATTTTTGGTCTTTTAGAACTCCTCCAGGAAAGAAGAGAAAAGTAAAATCAGAATCAGACTGGAAAAAATACTATGGTTCTTGTCCTGAATTGAAAGAAGATGTAATTAAATACGGCAAAGAGTTCTTCAGTAGAGAAATATTGAGTCTTCATAAGACTAAAGGTAAATGTAATTTTGAAGAGACAAGGCAACTTTTTCTAAATAATGTACTGACCGAAGCACTTGACTCTGGGGTTCCAGCATACTATAATTCGAATATTCTCTCCAGATATTTCAGAAAGGACTATTATAATGACAACTCTTGAAGACACTCTTCGTCAGTCTCACGATTGGGCAATTGACCGCATACATACTCTATGTGATTTAAATGAAGAAGAGCAGTATCAAAATGCATATGCGATTCAATTGGAATTTAGTGAGTGGATGAATCCCAATATTGCCGAACACGATATTTTTTCACTAGAATACCTAGGAGACGAAGAAGATGAGAATTGACCTTCACAATTTTTTTCAATACTACGATCCAAAGAATCCAAAGCACGTTGCGGCAGTAGAAGAACTTGAAAAAGAACTCGGATCAAAATTAGCATATGTTCTTGAGGATGATGCTAATTGGGTAAGAATTTTTAGAACTAAATTAGAACCTGTTATTCCTGGAATTCTAAATGTTCCTTATTTTCCACAGACAGATAACTACAGAGACGCAAACAGAACCTGTAATTCATCTTCCTGTGCGATGTGTCTTGAGTTTCTAAAACCAGGCACTCTAAAAGGATCCAAAGGCGATGATGCATACATTCAAAAAGTATTTGCCATTGGTGATACAACAGATCACGCAGTACAGACCCGTGTTCTTAAAGATTACGGAATTACTTCTGAGTTTAGGTATAATCTTGGGTTTGCTGACCTTGATCGTGAGCTTGCTGCTGGGAGACCCGTTGCTATTGGCATACTCCACAGGGGCACTCTTTCTTCTCCTACTGGCGGTCACATATGTGTAGTGATTGGTAAAAGTCCTGATGGAAAATCTTATATCTGTAATGACCCTTATGGAGATTTGATGTCAGGATACACTACGCCAGTAAATAAAGGTAAAGGTGCCGTTTATCCTGTTGAAGTCCTTAAATATCGTTGGTTAGATAAAGGAAAAGATAAAACTGGTTGGGGAAGAATCTTCAAATGAGTATCAAATTTCTAGATGCGGTAAAAAATCATAAAGACCTAGACCATCAAAATCGTGCTTGGCAATTCCTGCAAGCAACGGTTCATAAAGAAGTTCTGGACGAGTTTGCAAGAATTTATCGTAATGAAAAGATAGAACCAACTTTAGAAGGTCTCCCAAAACCAGGAATCTATCTTATTAAGGAATTTGAAGGGTGTGAACTGAAAGCGTATTATGACCCTCATACAAATGGTCTTCCTATTACAATTGGGTGGGGAAGTACTCGTAGAAAGGATGGTTCTAGATTTATGATTGGAAATAGAATTAGTCAAGAAGAAGCAGATGATTTACTTTATTATCAATTGCGTCGTGAGTTTCTTCCTTCATTACAAAAAATACCTTATTGGAGAGAGATGAATGAAAATCAACAAGGCGCAATTCTTAGCTTTGCTTATAATCTTGGCGCTGATTTTTACGGAAGCCCTAACTTTAATACGATAACAAGAGTTCTTAAAGAAAAGAAATGGAATGAAGTTCCAAAGGCACTAGAACTTTATCGCAATCCTGGATCAAAGGTAGAGGCAGGATTGCTCCGTAGAAGAAAGGCAGAAGGTGCCTTATGGAGTCGTAAATAACTTTCTACCTCTTCTCCAGGTTCTACGAATTGCGGCACGAACTTCTGGTGGTTGAGGTTTAGGTTGAGCTCTTCGGTTCTCCATAAAGAGACCATCATTCATTAGAATTCTTATAAGAATGAGTATGGGAAGAAGTTTTTTCTTCATTACATATAAGGTTTTGCGATTCCCTCATTCAACATTCTTTCATTGACTGTGACTGGTTCTCCAACAAGATAAAGAGTTCCAAGTATTCTTCCATACTTATCTTCTTTTGTGGTTTCAATTATCCATTCACCTTCTTTTGATAATTCTTTAACCAACCATGCTTTTGCTTCTGTTCCTTTTTCTTTTTCTGCTAAGTCTTTTGTTTTAGTTTCAGCAGCATTAATGCCTTTGAGACGAACTCTTTGTGCGATTGTTAGATGAAAACCTAAATCAATATCAACATCCAGAGTATCACCATCAATGACTCTGTTGATTTTCTTGATTTTGTACTGATACATTTTCTCTATTATCTTGAGTAAGTATATAGTAAATAACCCATAGTACCCCAAGTAGTCCAATACCTAATAGAATATTTACACTCCAAACTACGTCACTCATTTTTTGACTTCTCTTAGAATTTGATATAGAAGATCTTGTGTCTTTTGTTGTTCTGTCTTGAGTTCTTTTACATCTTCTTTGACCTTCTCAACATCTTTAGTATTCACCAAAGTATTTTGAGATACCGTCCACATTCCACCAAATCCACCAATAATTGCAGCGCCAAGAACAGATGTGATAAGAGTTCCCATATTGATTGGTACGTTCATGGTTTTTCAATTATTTATTTTTCTTCTTCTTTATGAATCCAAGTTTTCAATTCATTTAAATATTGTCTCAACATTTCTGCTTTATGTAGATGCCAAACATCACCACTCTTGAAGTACTCTTGAGTGTGATTATCGATTGCTTTTAAAATTTGATGAATAGGTGCATTCCAAGGTTGTCTATGCGGAGTGTTCCACTCTCTTGGCATACATCCTCACTTTTTCTTACCGCCATTCTTTGCTTTTTTCGCAGTCGCATTACCTGAGTTTTGCTTAGACTGCTTTCCGCCAGCAGAACCTTTTTTACCTTTGTTGGGCGACTTGGACATTAGAGTAATTTATGATACGTAATATTTATGATTTGGATGGTTTACCGAACACTTGACAAATCCTAAATATTAACTTATTATGAGGAAATCTCCGTTATGAGCGGGGTATATGTTATGAGTCATTGAAGTGACACCTAGAGCCGTGGAAAGTGCCCTTTGAGAAAAGGGTGTACCCCCTTTCTATACGGATGCCGAATTCAATTTAACTAAATGCTTAGAAACCTAACAAATGTAACCGTAGCTCTTTTAGGTGCGGTTGCAACATCAGCGGCAACACTGCCAGCACCGAGTATGGCAACAACTTCAGCACTACAAGCACCATTTGCAATTGTTCCTGAAGCGCCTACTCAAGAGACAGAGACCAAAGAGGTTGTTCCCGAGAAACCTAAAGTAAAACGATTAGTTTGTAAAGGATGTAATACTAATGAGTCCCGTACTCTGGAATTCTTACAGAAACGAGGAATCACTGACAAAAACGCCCTAGCAACCATTATGGGCAATATCCGACAAGAATCTACCTTCACTCC